TTTATAGTAGCAGATATTGCTCTTCTACTTTTCTTTAAAAGGAAATATTGTGGAATGTTACCTGAAATTTGGTAGATGGAAACTTCGGTAGGGTCTTGAGAACTAGAAGCTGAAAAATCTATTTTATCTTGGATTAGGAATGTAGTTCCATTTTGGGATGTTACAGTAGTATTTTCAGGAACAGTAATAGTATATGAATAATCAGGCACATAATTACCTGTACCATCATTGATAGAAGGTAATTGTTGATAAACATCAACTATAGTTTGAGCTACACCTGTTGTTTTTGGTTTATAACCAAACATATATGCTAACTCAAATACATTATTTGTTTGTTGAGCGTATTGAACAAATGTTTCTTGAAATTGATTATCTAAATAGAAACTTAAAACATCCCCAACATAAGATGTTTGTTCCATAAACATCATTCCGGGTGATGTAGGAGAAAAATCGGTATATGTTTGAGGGAAATATGTTCTAGCATATTCAATTAAACGTGCTCTAAAAGATTCAAAATCACGGTTAATATATTTTATGTCTCTATTTGTTGTAGCCATTTTAGAATTGGAGAGTTAAATTATCGTTTACGTTAGAATTAGCAATAGAATATTTTAATTTGATAGTAACTTCATTATTATCATCATTTCTAAGGATATCTATTGAGTCAACTATAACGTTAGGAAATACATTTTGAATACTGGAGTTTATAGTTTGTTCTAAGCCAGCTAATGTTCCTTCAGCTATTTGTTCAAATATAAATGCTCTTAAACCACCTCCAAATGTTGGATTTAAAGGAATTTCTCCAGGATTGGTTAAAAAATAGTTAATAAGATTATTTTTAATAGCTTGTGCTGTTAAAAAATTTGAAACAAAAACAGCAGGACCACTAAAAGGTAAATTTACCCCAACCGCAACATTTGGGTTTAAATCAACGGGGTTAATCTGTTGGGGATTAAAAGGCATTATTTACTATTTAATAAATTCATAATTTGGTCCATTCCTACTTCACCAGAACCTAAATTACCATTTACAGGGTCACTTACTTGTGGTCTAAATGGAACTTGAGCATCTTTTGATGTAAAACTCATCATAGTTTCATTCATCACATCAGCATATGCCTTTCTTGTATCCATTGTTGGTGGAGTAAAAGTAGGAGTTGGAGTTGATACTGTTGTTGGAGAAAATGATTCTCTAACTACTTGTTTTGGAGTGCGAACTGCTTCCAAAAGAATGTCTTTTAATTCCTCTTGGATTGCCTCTCGTACAGCTTCTTTAATTAATTTTTTTAATCCGTCGGTTTTCATATAGTTATAAATATTAAATTAGTCAGCTTTTAAATTATTTTGCTGAATGTAAAATACTAGTTCGTCTATTAATATTTGGTCAATTGAACTAAATGACCATTCTCCTTTTAACATTACTACACCTTGTTTATTACGTGCAAGTGCTCTTCTACGTTTTAGAGTATTTGGAGAATTTTCTGTTTCAACCCCCATTTCAAACCCATTTACATTTGTAACTACAGGAGATAATTGAGTGGATTGTTGTACTGTTAAAGCAGTCAATTCAAGTGAAACTTTTTCTTGATCAGCATCAGGATAACATTTTTGGACCAATTGATCAAGTAAATTGAGTAATTGAATTGCTTGTGCTAATACTTGACGTAAAATAATTAATATAGATAAAATCCCAGCATTAACTGATTTAAGTTTGTCAATTGTTTTGCTTAAAGTTTTATTAAGTCCTAAAGGAAATGGATTAATATTTGTAGGAATATTATCAGCTGTAAAAAGGGTAGTATCTAATAATACAATAACACCTTGAGTAATACCTAATGTTTTAGTAGTTGTATCAATTATTTTTAAACTGTTGCTTAATTGTTTAACTAATTTATTTTTTCTATTAATTAAGTTAGTTAATTCAGCAGGTGTAGGACAAAATGAATTATCTAATGCTTTTTTAAGTTTATCAGGGGTAATTTTGGATGCTTGATCTGGAGGTAGATTAGGGGTTTTTTCAGAGGTTAGTTTAGATGCTTGGGTAATTCCAAAAGCAGCTACCATAGTTAATAAAGCAGGAATTAAAGTTTTTTTTAAAGTATTAACTTGATTAGATAATTTTTCTTCAGCGTAATATGATAAATCTTTTTTTCCTTTAGAAATTTCTTTAATTTGATCTCTACTTAATTGGGATGATTTTACTTTATCTTGAGCTAAACTTTGTTGTAGAGGTTGTAATTGAATTACTCCAACATCATCTTTTAAGGTATTATCTCCTTTATAAGGAGATGTACTTGTGGATTGAAAATTAGCAGCTTTTATATCTAAAGACATAGTAGCATTACTTTCAATCTCCCCAGAAATAACAAAATCTCCAGTACTATTTGTAGTGACAGATGTATTTGGAGTTGAAGTAATTGTTGCCCCAGCAATAGGATTTAAAGATTGACTATCAACTATTGTCCCCTTTATAGAATATGGAATTTTTTTTATTTCTTCTGGTGGAGGAGGAGGAGGAGCATTTGTAACATTTATTAAAGTAACTTTTGGTAAATTAGAAGATAATCTAAAATCATTATAACTTGTTAATAATTCTTCAGCTAATAAATCATAATTACTATTACTTGTTTTTTGTCCTTCTGCAGATTGTCCTTTAACTATATTACTATCTAATGATGTACCATAAGTAATGGTAGGGAATTTAAATGGACCTTGAATTCTAAAGGTTATAGTAGTGCCATCGGAGTAATTATATATAGGTGCCGCCATTATAATGTTTTTACTGTTTTTGATTTCACACTATCAATTTCATTATAAACATTTTCAAAAACCTGTAAAGCGGAATTTGCTGCTGTTAAAACAACTGGGTTAGGGGTTGGAGCACCACCTGGCCAATCTTGAACTACTTTTAAAGCCTCAGCCATGTTTTGTAATTCAGTGATTAATATTTTTAAATATTCTACAGTTTCATCTCCTCTTAAAACAGATTGATTTGCACTTTTACTTCCTAAACGAGTTAATTTACTAGCAATATTTATCTCACTAGTAGATTCTAAATTTATACTTCCATTTGAAGATAAACCAACTGAATTTTGCCCACTAATTAATACACTATCATTTTTAGCATTGATTACAACTCTATCTGAGTTAAGTATAACTTGGGGGTTTGCAAATTGAGCGGGTAATGTTGGTTTAGTAGTATAAGAAACAAAATTTTCATTTGCTATACTAAATGGAATTTTTTGGTAGGAGGTTAAATAGATTGAAGTTAAATCTTGGGAAATATTTTCTACAATTGGAATCCATCCTTCATCACTTACTTTAGTAGGTTGTCCATTACGTAAAATTGTAATTGGATCCCCATTATTACCAGCAACTGACCAGTTATTTTTTATATCGCTTTGGGATTTTGCTGTACTACCAAAACGCAAACTTTGACCGTGTCTTCCTTCAAGTAAAGAATCCCCCATATAGGGCATTAAAGGATGGATATCTATTTTTTCAACAAACGTATTTTGCGAAGGATTAACCGGACTATTTAAATTAATATCAGTAGATCCATCTGTTACCCTTCTTACAGATCCATTTTCTGTAGATTGATAATCTGTGTTCTGTTGTTGAGTATTATTATTTTCAGTTAGATTAGGATATGCATCGTGGTGTGGATGATTCCAAATTCCTAAGGGTTTTAAATAAAAATAAGATTGGTTTGATGTGTTTTGACCCATTTGTTGATTAGGTAATGAAAATAGTAATACTATCTCATTAACTAAAGGGTATGTTTTTATTTGGGAGTCATATGGAAGGGCAAAGTTTTGAACATTTCCGGTTCCTGATTGATTAAGGAATTCATAGAAAATAGCTCCAATTCCATTCCATTGTCCTACATTCTCAAATTTAGGGTGTTTTTCATCTAAGACAATATCAATTACCCTAGCGGCAACCATTTGCCCTTTAAGAGTATTAATTTTGTCTAAAGCATTCCCTACATTAGGAACGGGTGTAACCCCTCTAGTAGAATTAGATATACCAGTTTTTAAAGCCATTAATCCTTAGGATTGAATTTTTTAACCTCAGATAACAATTGTGCTTTTTCATCCTCAGTCATTCCAAATCCTTCATCTTCTGATTTACCAGTAGCTAAGGCACGTTGAATGATAGTGGCCATTTTGATTAGCTGCTCATCATTTTTGATACCTAATTCCATATATTCCTTGATTAAAGGAACAATTAAAGTAGCATCACCAATGTCATTGATAAGTGGTTTTAATTCACCTATCAAAGCGGTAATTTGCGTCTCCTTTTTCTTTTGGTTTTCGTAGATTTCCTTGAGAATGTCCGAGAATTTTTTCTTACCAAATACGTTTGATTCTAAATTACTCATATGTATTGTTTTTTATAAATATAAACAACTACTAGAGTTGGAAACTCATATATCCTTCCTCTAAATAGAATAGGTAGTTTCTCTTAAATACGTCGTATAATATACCTGCTATTTTAGTAATTTTGGGAGTTTTGGCATCTGGGATCATTTCGTGTATGTAAATGTAAAGTGCCTTTTTATTGAATACGTCTATACTATCTCGTTTTCTAAATAACTCTAAAACCGCATCCGCAATTTTCGCGTCATATTCTTTAGGGAAGATTTCGTATAAGTTAAAGCTGACGAATTCAACATATTCGTCCATAAAATGAGATAATCGATCATCTGAATTGTTTGGTTCAATAGTATAAGTATGATCTGAATCATCTTTAGATAATTCGTCTACTGAAACCTTGCTAATTTTACTTTTGTAATTTTTCTCATTATATAAAATACACCATCGTTTTACAATAGTACCGAAGTAAGAATATGCTTTGGCTCCATTCTGGGGATTAAATAAGTGGATTTTAGATAAAAGAAATACTATAATCTCATGTTGTAAATGTTCTAAATTTTCTACTTCAGTATGATAGAACTTGAACGTATGGATTATATTCTGGGTTAATTTAAAAAATGCGTAATGGATACGGTCCTCATAAATTTTACTTTTCAATACAGGATCGACCGTGTTATTATATAACACGATCGCATCCTCAGTATCTTGAGTAAAGTAATTTTTACTTCCCGGTTTTTTAGGCATTTTAACTGAACTTTCTAAGGTTGAACTCATTGAGGATTTCTTGAATTTTTAAAATTGATTGAAATATAACCCCAACTTCATCATCCGCTTGAAACACACCTCCACGGTCTAGTTCTTTAAGTTTTTTGTCTGAAATTTCAATTGTACGAGATAAACGATCTAGATATGCTAAATATCCTGCTAATACGTCTTCTTGTTTTTCTACTTTACGCATTAGGTTAAAAGTCGTGAATCCTAGGATCACGACTAAAACTGCTAAAACGCTAATTACTACTGTTGTTATCATAAGCTATCAAATATGTTTTTTAAACCTTCACTTTTAAACGTACCTAAAGCTTTAGTTTTGGTTGATGTCTTTTTAGACATGTTGGGTTTATTCCCTAATGTAAAATTCCCTTTTCCGGCATCCACGGACTTTTTACCTTCTTTTAATTTAGGTAACCATTCACGTTCAAACTCGATACGTGCTGCCATTAAATCCGCCTGATGGATAATAAATGGGAGTGATGTTCTTGGTTTTTGCTCTGGCATATAAGACATAAGATATTTTTCATTTGCCTTATCATATAAACCATCATGTGTTTGAATAGCTAACATTTCATTAAATGTATACTGGATACCATGTGATTGAAGCATAAATAAACCTCTATCTGGAACTGATGAGAATGGAACTTTAGTGTTGAACATATAATCTTCTCCCAATTTTTCCTTTCTCCAATTATCGGTCTGGGGGATATATGATTCTTCATTTTCATCTCCCATTTTACCTAAATCATGATTCAGTGCTGAAAATACTAATTCTTCAGTTGTAAATGTAGTCATATCACATCCTTCAGATTCCCATAATTTAGCTTGCTTAAGAGCACATCGAATAACGCGTAAAACATGTTCTACATATCCTCCGGGGAAAGCATTATGGTATTCTTTTTTATGCGCAGCAGGCATTAACATCAAACGGTCTGCATATTGCTCATAAAATTCTAATAATTTTTCTTTACGGGGTTCGGAAATATATTCATCAATATAATCCATTAATTCATTCCAATTTGATTGGATTTGTTCGGCGGTAAGATTCATAACTTTTATTTATTTAATTATTGTTCACGTTCTACGATTGCTTGAGTATCCTCTTTAATTTCGAGTGCTTCTTGTAAAATTTGACGAGCAGCATCTACATTTCTTTCGTTTAGAGCACTTCTCAAACGTTTCAATTTTCCTTCTAGAGACTCCAACCGTCTCAATACTAATTCTTTATTTTTCATTTTATTTTATTTACTTATTTTTATTATAACCCTTTATATTTCAATAATTTAATATCAAAATATAATTAAAGATAATAACCTTCTTTTAGGTGGGCAAGTTCTTTTGTACAAAGTCTTGTATTTTTTTCAAATGAGCACACTTCTCATATTCTTCTGTACTTTCAAAGTAAGAAATACTCAACCGGAGAGATATTAAAAATTCTTCATTTGAGTATTGTTTTAAAGCATCTTTCCAAACTTTGGATCTAATTTTAACTTGCTCAATCCAATACCAAGCCCTGGTATACATCATATATTCACCTGCTTGGTCTATTCCTTTTATATCCAGGGAAGGATCTGCTTTAGCAAAAAACTTAGTAACTTGTTTAGAAAATAAATGACCATTCATGATTAACTTATGGAACATCCCTAACTTAAAGTGAGGAGATTCTTTATAATCCTCTAATTCAGCTTCAAGTTTTAAACGTTCAGGATCTTCTTCATCCGGAAACCCAAATAATGCAAATACATTTTTAAGTGCCATATAAAATCATTGATTTCGCGTATAAATATTAATCTAGTTTAGCTCCTAAATCCTCTATAGCTTTAATAGCTTCATCTAACTCAACATAAAAAAATTCTCGTTGTGAATTAACTCGTTTTTTTCTGAAGTGTTTATGGACTGCTTTTTCAATTCTTTCTCCATTAAAGCAACTGTATGAATATACAACATTAAATGGGGTAGGAACACCTGTAGATTTACTCAAAGTATTAGCTCGATCAATTGGGTCCCCTTTTGTATAACCTATTTTTACCATGTCAGGCATAGAAGAACTTTCTAGAATATAAACAGATTGATCTCCATTTGAACCACTTACACTTTGTCTATAACGAGCTGTATAATATTTTACTTGTTCCCACCCTTCATCATCTATAAAAATAGAAAAATATGCGGGTTGAGGCGATAGAGGAGTTCTTTCATACGGAACGTAATTTAAAGCCTCCTCATTTGATATACGTTTCATAACCTTTATTTTGCGTGTTAAAATCGTGCTTTAGCACCCGAACCTTTATACCAAGGTAAACCTTCTCTTCCTTTAAGAGCTTCTTTCCATTGCTCTTGAGTCATTTTAATTCCATTAAGATAATATTCTCTTTTACGATTATCACCTTGAGGAAGCAAAGCCGGACCTTCCCAATTGTGAAGTTTACCATCAAACATATACATAATGGTTCCGTCTGCAGTTGTAATTTTTCTACTTGGTTGATATTTCTTATTCTCCATCTTTTGTATTATTAGATTGTTTGTAAACTAGTTCTAGGAAATATTTCTCTAATTCAAGAACTTCTCCGTCTTTAAATGCTTTAATAATTAAAGCAATACCTCCCATAATAGTCAAAGCTAAAGTAACGTTAAATGAAATAATTCCGATAATAGGGAGAATAATCAAACTCAAAATAACCAAACCAATTGCAACAACAGCAATTTCTAGTTTACGAATTCCTTTTTTAAGTTCTTTAATACGAGCTTCTGCTTGTTTTACTGTTTGAACATTTTCAACACTTTCAACAGCATTTTGTAGATCTTGGATGTCTTTTTCTTTCATAACCTTTATTTTTATTTATTTATACCGTAAATATAAGAAATATATTTCAACTCTCCAAGCTATTTTTTAGACCTATAAAAATACTTCTATCCGTATATACTATACTATCCCACCATCAGTAATCTTCCAATTATAAGTAGTTACTAAAGTATTCCTTCCAGCAGCACCCGCCGCAGTGTATTTAGCTACTCCAAAACTAGCAGTTACATTAGGTTCAACAGTTAATAAACTCCATCCGTTATAAATTGCATCAAGATTTGATGGAGAAAATGAAGTTGGAAGATCATTATCTAAAAAGTCCCTAAGATTAGTAACATTTAAAACATCCCAACTACCTATATTTTGATTAAATGCCATTAAACTTCCAAAGAACATACCTTGCATAGTAGTAACACTAGAAACATCCCAATTATCTAAAGGTTGATTGAATGATATAGCTGCATTAAACATCTGTTGCATGTTATCAACATTTAAAACATTCCAAGAATTTAATGGTTGGTTGAATGCTACAGCAGAAAAGAACATACCTTGCATAGTAGTAACCGTTGAAACATCCCAAGAATCCAATGGTTGGTTGAATGATGCAGCCACAGCAAACATATAACTCATATTTCCAACATTTTCAACAACCCAAGAGTTTAATGGTTGATTAAAGGATGATGCTCCATAAAACATATTATTCATATCGGTAACTCCACTTACATTCCAACTATTTATAGGCCCGTTAAATAAATAACAATCTCTAAACGTAGCAGACAATGAAGTTGAGGAAATTGTTGGAACACTAGTGGCACTAGATACTAAATTATTACACCCATCAAAAGCCCCCGCAAAATTAAGATTCCATTTACTCCAATCATAAATTTCCATCAATTTAACAGCATCACCAGCTCCTTGGAACCTCCAATTTGTAATTACCCCAGAGGTAATTTCAACAAAATATTCCCCAGGAGAGGCATATGTATGAAGAACTTCTGGTTGAGAGTCGGACGTAATAACATCAGAAGTACCATCTCCCCAATTAATGGTAAAATTAGGAGGGGTTGATCCTCCTAACGGTAAGAGAAATTGATTGTTTGGAGTTGCAGTACCACTAGTTTGAGTAGTGTCTATTCTAAAGCTAGCGGTAATTGGGGTTGGTGGGGTAGCTCCACTTCCTAAAATAACACCTCCTACACCACGTAACTTAAGTGTAGAACCAACTACATTTGAAGCTGGAGTATAAACAAATGAACTAAAACCCTGTGGAACAGAAAATCCGGCAATATAATCTGAAATAACAGATGAAGCAATATTAGTAAGTGCAGTATATGAACCGGAAGTGTTTTTAGGGGTAACACCATCGTAATTACGAACAGTTTCGAGGGTAAGGTAACCTGCACCTAAACTACTTGTAATAAGAAAATTATAAGTTGTACCGGCGGTTAAATTGATGGAGGAAGTTCCTTCACCATTACTTCCCCAAAGTTCTTCAAATGAATAATTAAGTGTAGGCATTTATTTTAGTAAATTAATTGTTGACGCAATGGAACATAAAACTATAGAAATAGAACCGATTGTGAAATAAACTGGGATTAAAAGGGCTTTTTTTATCATGGTTATAAATATATTGAAAACATGGAAACCGCACTTGATATGCGTATATACTTGCTCGATGCCAAGAAATTTTTTAAAAAGAAGAGATTTGAATTTCGTGGGGAAATATCCCTTTGTGTAAACCGGGTTTTAAATTATGTTTATGGGGGTATATAATTATATAATGGGTCGATGTGGGTAAAGGTTTAAAAAGAAAGGATTTACTCTAAGTAACGGAAATCGCCGGGCCACGCATATATTGACCCCAACGCGCGTGGTACCAGGTACATAATACCATATATATACCATATATATACGGCGGTACCGCCACGAGATCACCACTCTACAAGGTTAGTATTCTTGGCTTTCGCATTCACCAAGACGCCATTTTCAAAATAGTAAAATTCGAGGCGACCGTTTTCGCCCATAATTGTGATCGCTGCATCATCTAAATTGCCGTCTATGTTCTCAATACGGTCTTGGTTCTGTTGGATAAATTGGTGTGTGCTCATAACCACCAAAAGCCCGGGCTATGAAACCGGGCTCGGGTGTATTGTATAATTAAAAAGATACTTGGTTGGTTAGAAATCCTGGTCGCAGACTTCATAATGTAGGTCTATCAACCACTGGCGCTCCATCATTTCTTGCTTGAACGTTTTGGTCTTGTAAACCACAAATGGTACAGGGTCTACACTTGAGGCTACCACTTGGTATTCATCCCACACGGCTCGGGCTTCATCTACCTCAATGAGTACACGGCTTGGCTCTAGATCCAGGCTGTACGCCTTAATGGTCTGGTTACTTACTGGATCGATAATCTTGAAATCAACTTTAATCATATGTCTTATCTTTATTTATACCTCAATATACGAACCCGCTCGTGCGACCCTACTTCCGCCCCCAAAAGCCCGGGTTACCGGGCTTAAGGGGTCGTATAATTAAAAAGATAGTGGTCATGTGGGATTCGAACCCACCTGTCTACCATAATGACCTAATTCAGGTGAATAATCGAGTGCTCAAACATCAAAATGTGGGGTAGAAACACTACATCAACTGGGATTGGAATCTGGGTCTTTTGCTTTTTCATAATAACACCTCCATTAAAATAAACTTAACCATTGTAACTGCAATCACTAAACCTAAAACAAATAATAACTCCATATCTTAAAACTATTTATTATTCCATAATAAACCACAAACAACCCCTACACCACACAAAAATACTACCATTACAAATAAACCAGCCATTTCTTATCTCTTTTATACCTCAATATACGAACTGACCTTAGCCCTTGGGCGTCCAAGGTAGCTTAAGCAGCTACCTCGTCCGTTACTACTACTTTCTTAGGTCGTCCTAACTTAAGAGTACCATTATTTCTTTTACTCTCTAATTCATTTAATCGTTTTTGTCTTTCACTATTACTATTAACAGGACGTCCACGTTTAACTAAACCTAACTCTCTTTTCATACTCAATTCATTCAAACGTTTCTGTCTTTCACTGTTTTCATTTACAGGACGTCCTCGTTTTAACAAACCTAACTCTTTTTTCATTTCAAGTTCTTTTAATCTAATTTGTCTTACACTATTAACATTTACAGGACGTCCTTTTTTAACTACTTTTTCAATTACTTTCTTCATAACTT